TCTACGTTAGGACGTTGTCGGCGTCGAGGATACCGAACACCGCGTCATCGAGGAGAAGAGCGTAGATGACGGTCGTCGGGGCCGTGTAGACAGTGACCGTGTGGCCTGCAGTTGAGATGAGATGCTCGATTCCCTCGACTGCGAGTTCCTCGGTGACGGTTGCCGGTGACCCGGTGGCGTACGACTTGGTGATCTCAACCGTGTCGCCGATCTCTAGTTCCGCGACGGCGGTCTTGTCCCCGGTGTCGAGCGGGTAGAGGTCGACGACGAGGGACGAGAAGCGCGGCTCCGGGGTCGGTGCGAGAAGGTAGAGCGCGAGCGCGTCGGCCTGCGTATCGTCGGAGAGGAGTGAGTCGGTGATCGTGTAGGCCTGAATCTGATAGAGAGCCTGCGACGCGAGATCCTCTTCCGTCTGAGCCGTTCCGCCGGTGCGTTGCACCACGACCCGGTTGATGACGTCCTCCGTCGAGTAGTCGATCCCGAGGCCACGGTACGGGGTGTCGCCCGACCCGGCGACGTCAGAGAACACGACGGACGGCCCAGAGAGCGTGTTACCGATGCGAGCATCAAAGGCGAGGTCTCCGTCCCGGGAGACGAAGAGGCGTCCCTGCTCGGCGGTCTGAATCTTGCGAAGGTACTCAAGCGCGGATGTCCCTTCGGCGATCGCGTACGCTCCGAGCGTCGTCGTGCCGGTCTCGATGTCCCGTGTCGCCGCCGGGTAATCAACCTCGGGCCGGTCGAGGATCGTGGTCACTCGTGCGGAGGAGAGTTCCGCCGACGGCGTGAACGCCGAGAGACGGGTGTTCGCGAGAAGGAAGAGGTCGTCGGCGCACGTTATGACGACCCGCGGCAACTCGCCCGGGCGGGAGCCGTAAGAGTAGGCGAAGTCAACGACGCGACCCTTGTAGAGGTACTCGCCGTTGCGAGAGACGCGGATCTGCCGTAGCGGTGATAGGCCCGGTGTGTCGTCGAACTCGTCGAAGTAGATCGAGTCCTCGTTGTACGGGTCGAAGTTTCGGGCCGGGTCGATCGCGTTGATGACGAGCGTCCCCGGTTGGATCGACTCGAGATCGGTGCGGCGTCCACGGAAGATGCGCGCGGTCTGCACTTGTGCGGAGATGTCCGAGTACGAGTCGACGCCGTCTAGGACGAACTCGGTTCCGTTGAGTATGCCCTGTTGGGTGTCGTCGAGTGTGAAGCCGTCGCCGAAGCCGGTGTCGATCTCGAAGAGGTACGTCCCACCCGAGACAAGTGTCGCGGGCATGGGTTAGATCGCGATCTCGATCTCGGCGGGGCCGTAGATGAGGTTGTATCTCTGCAAGTTGTCGACGAGTAGGGTCGGGAAGTTCTCGTCGGCGGTGACTGTGTTGACGGTGATGTTCTGCACGACCGCGGGTTGGGCGTTGAGGAGTGCGAGGTCGGCGAGTCGGGCGGATTCGAGTGTGCCGTAGTCGGCGAGGTTCGCGAGTGTGAGGCCGCCGGTTTGTAGTGCGCGCGGGTCGATCGACAGTCCACTGCGACCGCCTCCTCCACCGCCGTTGCCGCCAGATGTTTCGGTGATCGTGAAGTCTGGGATGCCGCCGTTGAATGACGCTCCCGCTCCCTCTAGACGGTCGGGTGATCCCATGAAGCCAGTCGAGCCGGGAGCGGACGGCAATGTAGGAGCGTTGAATGAGACGCCGGAGATCTCAGAGATCGTACCGCCGGTCATCCAGTCGGGGAGTTCGTTGACCTTGCGGATGACCCAATTGACTGCGTCGATGATGCCGTTGACCAGACTCTCGAATCCGCCGAGGATCGCTCCGACGACCTTGAGAACGAACGATCCGACGGTCGCCATCGCTCCCATGAACTTCAATAGTCCGTCTAGCACTCGCGGGAAGATGTTCTCGACGACGAACTTGAACGCACCTCCGAGAACGTTTGCAACGACTGGCGCAACTCGGCTACTGATGAATGAGATGAGATCGGATAGGAATCCGCGGATCTTGTCGATAGAGCCACTATTGCGGTCGATGACTTCGCGCACCTTGTCGAATACGGTTCGTAGTCCGTCCATGACGGGTATCGCGACGACTCTGACGATGTCGGCGATCTTTCGGAATGCGTCTCCTACTGCGGGGCCGACTCGGTCGATGATGCGTTGGAAGATCGGGACGAGGTCGTTCAGAAAGAACTCGGCCAACTCGGTCACGATCGGCAGGACATACGAGCCGATCGTCTCCACCGCTTCCGAGAGCACGATCTGAAGTCGCGCCATTTTGCCCGAGAAGGTGTCGGCGTTCGCTTGTGCCGCGCCTCCGAATAGTGCGGTGAGTTCGTCGGTGACGTCCTTGAAGTCCCCTGAGTTCTTCGCGTTGTCCGAGAGTTGGATGCCTAACTTCTGAAGTGAGGTCGTCTGCCCGCCGTACGCTTTCGCGAGTGCGAGCGACACCGAGTCGAGATCGCGTCCCGTCGCGGCGGAGATGTCGAGCGCAACTTGGAGCAGTTCTTGCGACATGGTGACGTCGCCCGTCGCGCGAACAAGGTTCCCAAGTGCGGGTCGCAACTTGTCGTCGGCGACACCGAACGCCATCGACATCGCGGCGATCTGATCGTCGACCGCCTGTACCATCTCGTCGGTCGCGGCGGTCGTGTTCTGTATCGCGGTGCGGAGTTGCTCGAAGGACTGTTGATCCTCTGCGGCGGCCTTGACTGCGGCTCCGAGTCCGGCGGCGAGTGCTCCGAAGCCTGCGGCGGCGGCGATGCCGACCTTCTTGAACGAGTCCCCGATCTTGCCGAGACTGTCGTCTGCCTCTCCGACGGCCTTCTTGAGAGGCCCAGCGTTGCCGGAGATCGTGACCGAGATCATCGCCATAGTGACGTCCTATCGTACTACGGGTTGAGTTCGTACTTCTCGATGAGGTTCTTCACAAGTTTCTCGTAGCGGTCTTTGATCTCACCGCGGCGACGGTCGATCGCCTCGTAGACGAACGGTTGCGGCTTGATGCGTCGAGCAGGCCATCCGAAATGGATCGGCCCCGCGTACTGCACGGACGCCTTGTAGCCGACGCGCACTTTCGCGGAGGTCTTAGTCGCGGCGTCGCGGATCGTTGCCGAGAGATCGCCGCTACGGATCGGGACGTATCCGCGAGCGTCTGAGGCGACTTGTGCGGCGATGGCCTTGTTCACGGGGAGGAACTCTTGCGCTCGATAGTCGATGTCGTCCGAGAGATCCTTGAAAGCCTTTCGTACCTTCGAGAGGCCTTCGATCTTGACTCCGCCTTGCGTCCCTTCTTCGAGACGGAATCCGAACGTGCCGGTCGGGATGCGTTGCGATGCCATTAGCGGCGGCCCTTCTTCTGCGCTTCTGCGCGATCCTTGAGCCTACGGTGCATGACGTCGAGGATCTCCGGCGGTGTGTTGATGAGATCGAGCGGCGAGATCCCGGTGTCGACTGCCATGACTCCTACGAGTTCAAGTAGTGATCCCCGGATTAGCCTTTTGGGGCTTCGACGATGTCGACTTTCTTGATCGTCTTCAGCCACTCGTCGAAGATCTTCACGACCGCGCCGGAGTCTTTCTCGGCGAGCCATCCGAGATAGTAGAGGTGCTCAAACTTGACGGCGTTAGTTGCGAACGCGGCAGAGATTCCCATCTTTGCCCAACGCTCGAACGCGATAATCGTCGGCGGGTACACCGGGAACTCTTCCCGGGTTCCGTCCCGCCGCTCAACGGAGACGGAGATGTCGATCATTACGGCGTAATGTCCTGAACGAGTTCGCCGCCCTGATAGGTAACCGTGACCGCGAGCAACTCGCCCACGTTGACCGTGATCGGCAACGAGGCCAGATACCCGCCGACGAGTTCATACTTCGGCGACGACGTCGCGGGTGCGCCGGTGAGCGGCGAGTAGACGATGTCGGTCGTCGTGCCGACGTCACCGAAGAAGGTTTGCACGGCTTCGGTCGTTGCGAACGAGCCGAGCACCGTGAAGGTCATCTCGTTGTTCTGCAAGCCTGCGCCGAACTTGCGCGCGGTGTCGGCGAGGGTCGTGACTTCGAGAGCCTCTTTCGTGTAGGTGAGCGTGATGCTCTGGAGTTGATCCTTGAGATCGACGCCGCCGACGGTGAAGACGTCCGCCGTGCCGAGTTGGGTGACTGTTGCCATGATCTAGAGGTTACTCCTTGTGTCGATCCGATCCGTCCTTGCGCGCGCCTTGACGCTTGCGAGGCTTCGGTTCTTCATTGTAGTCGGCTTCTCTGATGTGGTGCGTCGCGACTCGGCCCTTGGGGGAGATGCCGCGCCGGACGAGTTCTTCTTCGGAGACGATGTCGCCGACGGCGAATCCTGCCATACGGCGCGACATGATCTCGTAGTGCTTCATCCCCACAACTCTACGGAGAAGCGGTAGGCGAGCATCTCGACACCGGCGACGGTGACGGCGATCGGTACGGCGGAGACGCATCGGACGGAGGTGACTGTGCCGCCGAGGGTTTGATCTGCTTCGATCTTGGTCTTGATCGAGTTTGTCCCGGTCGCGGTGAGGAGACTGTCGAGGTAGTCCTGTGCGGCTCGGTCGGACATACGGCCCGCGATGAGGATGAGGTCGACGGTCGCGGAGTCTGCGCCGCGGGCGAACACGAGATCCCAGTCGATCGAGAGTTGCCCGACGACGAGCGCGGGCGGCATGAGGCCGTCCGGGACGGTGTCGTAGACGCGGAGGCTGGTGATGTTGACGGCGGTCTTGAGTGCGTCTCGAACTTGTGACGGGATCATGCGACGACGTCCCGACGGTATGCGCGGGTCATCGCGGCGATGTCGCGTCCGAGGGGACTCATGCGGATCGCGCCGAGTTCTGAGAGGCCGAGGACACCGCCGACGGAGGAGGCTCGCTTGAAGAGGTCGGCGGAGAGGATGAGGGTTGCTTCGACGATGTCGTCGGGTGCGACGCCGTTGTACCAACCGTACCGGGCGGTGACTCGAACGGCGGGTCTCCACGAGTACGGGGCCGGGAGTGTGGTCGCTCCGACCATGACGACCCGCGTGTACGGAATCTGCTTTTGTGGTGCGTTGATCGGGTCGAGGATGTAGTCGGTCTGAAATGTGAGGACTTGCGTGTAGTTGCCGTTCCCGGTCTGATCGAATG